GCCATCGACGAAGCAGGTGAAATTCTTGAGAACCTTAGGCAACATGGCCTGTTACTCCGTAGAATGAAGGGAAAAGGGAAAAGGCTTTGTTTGCGCGGCCCCCCAACCAGATCCACACCCGTGGATCTGCTGGGCCGTTGAGGCCCCGTGCCCGCGTGGGCACGTAAGCCAAGCGGGCGGAGCCCGCGCCCGGCGCCTGAGGGCCACTAAACAACGCCCCAAGGAGCCCCCCGAACAGATCCACACCCGTGGATCTGCTGGGCCGTTGAGGCCCCGCGCCCCCATGGGCGCGTAAGCCAAGCGGGCGGAGCCCGCGCCCGGCGCCTGAGGGCCACTAAACAACGCCCCAAGGAGCCCCCCGAACAGATCCACACCCGTGGATCTGCTGGGCCGTTGAGGCCCCGCGCCCCCATGGGCGCGTAAGCCAAGCGGGCGGAGCCCGCGCCCGGCGCCTGAGGGCCAACAAACAAAGCTAGCGCGCTAGCCTTGCTCAAAAGTGTTCAAAAGCTCTTCGTAGTAGTCGCTGTTGCGGTGCATGCGGAAAGTCAGGTGTTCCAGCGGGGCGGGGGCTTCGTTGTCGAAATCGACGTAAAGCTCGCCGCTCATCATGCGCTCTTTGGTGTTGAGCTCGGGGTCGATCCAGACCTTGCCGCCGAGCAGAGCGCCACGGGCCTTTAGGCTGCGCAGATAGGCGTTGACGCTGTTGGCGATGTCGGCCAAAAGCTGGCCCGAGAACGGACGGTCAAGGGCCCACAGAAAGGCCTGTTCGATGCTTTCGTTGACCATGTCATGGGTGCGGCGCACGCTGAGAAAGGCCCACAAGGGATCAGACGAACAGGTGCGGTTGCCCCACAGACGATAACCGTCTTGCTGGATGATGGTCGCCACCTCGTTTTCGTTGAGAAAGTTGGCGGCGCAGTTGGGGTTAGACAGCGCAAAGTCAATCGGGCGCGAAATGCCGACCACACCGCTGAGAACCTGATTGGACGGCGACCACCAAAAGCCTTTTTCAGCATCCATGCGCGCGATGGTGCCCGCCACACGCGGCGAAGCCGGTTTGGCAACCGCCATCTTGGCGCTGGTGTCCCAGACCATCACTTCGGGATCGACCACATAGACGCGGGCGCTGCCCCAGTCTTGGCGATAGGTGATGGCGTCGGCGGCGTCGGTGTTGGGGCCGTCGGCGATGATCACAGCGCGCATACCAGCGGCGATCGACAGCAGTTCAGCCACCACCGGGTTGGCGGTCGCGCCGCTGGTGGCAGTCGCCGCCGCGCCGCTGCCGTCGCCGCTGATGGTGATGGTCGGATCGGCGGTATAGCCAAAGCCCGCCCGGTCAAGCTGTAGGCCGGTGATGGCGCCGCCTTCGATGACGGCGGTCGCAGTGGCCCCGCTGCCGCCGCCGCCGGTGATGGTGACGCTGGCGTGGGTATAGCCCGACCCGGCGGCATCCAGCGACAGGGTCGAAACGCCGACCGGACGGGCGCCGGTAAAGCCCGGCGCAATCAGAATGCGCGGGGTGACTTTGACCACCGACTGGGCGGCCTTAAAGGCATGGACGCCGGTGCCGGTGGCGCTGTCGCCGATGATGTTGGACAGGGTTTCGTTGTCCGATGCGCCCTCGGCAACGCGGACCACCACCACCATCGCCCCGGTCTGGTCGAAAATGCCGTCTAGGGCGTCTTTCAGGGTTCCTGCCGTGCCCAGGTCCGCCGCCGCACGCGGGGTGCCGGGCAGCAGGACCGGGGTATTCAGCGGAAAAGTGGTGTCGTTGGCGTCCGGTGCGGTGCCAATGACGCCGATGATCGACGACTTGACGGTGCGAACCGGGCGGATGCCGTCGTCAATCTCGGTGACTTCGACGCCGTGCAGAAAATATTCACCCATTGGGGTTCTCCAAGGTTGGTGAGTGGGAGAGAAAAGGCGGAAAAAAGGTTAGAGGGTGATGTCCCAGGACACCTCGGCCACTACGGCGCGTTGGGCGGCGCGTTGGGTCAGGATGTGGTCGGGAACGTCAGCGCCGGTCTCGGCATTGCGCACCAAGTACCAGTCAGTGGCGGCCAAATAGGCCAGGGCCGCCGCGTTGGCCTGTTCTTGGGCCTGCTTGGCCGCCAACAGGTCGGCCAGCTCGTCGCCCAAGCGCTTGCGCACGGCGGACAGGGGCACGTTGGTTTCCGACCGGGTGACGCCGTTGGCGGTCAGGCGAAAGGAAACAACTGTGCTTTCAGCAATCGGGGTGCTTTCAGCAATCGGGGTGGAAAGGGTCGGGTTAGACATCGAACAGAGTCCTTGTGATGGGGTGGTGATCCCCCGCCGCCGGGCTTGTGGCCTGCCAACGGGCAAGCCGGTGGCGCTGACGCAGTCCGCAAAGGGGCGCATCGGGCGGGGTCTGGCTGAACACCAGGGCGGGGGATGATGGGAAAAATGTGGTCGGCGTCGGTGATCGGCGTTGGCGTCGGGGATCGGGCCCTAGGCCTGGCTGACACCGTAAAGGGTGTCGGCGTTGGTGCCGGTCAGGGTGACGGAACAGTCGTTAAAGGCCACCAGCAGCTTGCTGGCGTTCTGGTAATAGGGGGTGCAGCCGGTATCCAGGGCGACCAAGGTCTGGTTGTCGCCAATCGCAATGTCCGCCCCCATCAGGGTCAGGTGCGATGCTTTCATCGTCCAGATGGTCCCGATGCGGAACAGGCCCTGCCAGCGGGCGTAAAACCAGGGGTCGCCGCTGCCGCTATAGCCGCCTTTGTTGGGCAGGGTCAGCGCCTTGCGCGGGCTGTCCGTGTTGTTGGTGAACTTCACCAGGTTGGTGCCGCCGGTCAGATAAAAGGATCGCACGGTGTCCCCCACCACGGTGCCGGTGGTGTCGGTGCCCGACACAGGGGGCAGCACGATATCGCCGCTCAGACCGGCAAAGGACAGGATGTTGTGTTCGCCAATCATGCCGATGTCGTTATCCAGCACAAAGTCCGCCGCGCCGGTGATATTGACCACCTGTTGGATGGCCCCGTTGGCGTAGAGAATTTCCGCCAACCGTCCAGCCGTGCGCACCGGGGTGCTGCCGCTGAGGCCGTCGTTCTTGTCGTCGCCAACGTCGGTGTTGAGGTAGAGCTCTAGGTGCCCAACGCGGCTAAAGCGCTGATCGAGGGCGGCATTGGACCAGGGTTTGGTATCGCCCAAGATGTTGGCCAGCCGTTTGGCCCCCTGGGTGCCGCCAACGCGGGTGGCGCTGTCATAGACCTCTAGGGTTTCCTGGGACAGCATCGCGCCGGGAGCATTCTGGTTGATGATGCTCGCGCGCAGGTAAAGGTGGCCACCCCGGCGCAAAAAGGCGGTGTTGGGGGCCTCAAGCTCTAGCAGGCTGTGGATGATATTGACCTGATTGTGCTGCGGGCGGCCAGTGCCCCAACCTTCGTGGGGGTTGGCCGACACGAGAGCGCCTTTGGTGTGGCGGATTTTCAGCGGAGCCGCCGAGCCGCCCAAGGTGACGTCCATCATGGTGGTCAAGGTGGCGTTCCAGATCACCAGCGGGCTGTCGTCGTTGGGCTGTTGGATGCCGTTCACCGAACTGGCGTAGATGTGGATATGCCCCAGATCAACGCCGGTCATCCCCGCATGGGCCACCGTCACGACATCTTGGCTAAAGCTGTGGGTCTGACCGTTGGCCAGCAAGATGATGTTCATATGGAACGGCTTAACGCGGCGCAGGGCTTCGGCCAGGGTGCGCACGGTGGCCCCATCGACGTCGGTCGCCGCATCGTTGCCGCTGACCGCATCAACGGTGATGGTATAGCTTTGGGCCAGTTGGTGCAGAAAGCTGCCGACTTGGTTTTCCATGGTGGCAACGGCGGCGTCAATGGCATCAACGCGACCGGCCACCAGTTCGGTGAGGCCGTTGGTCGCCGTAACCAGGCTAGCAACTTGACTTTCCAGTGACATGGCAAAGTCTCCTTAAAAAGGGTGGGTGGGAAAGAAAGGGAAAGAGCGCAGGCGTTACAGTTCGATGTTCGAACTAATCCCCAGCAGTGCGCCGCCGCCGGTCGGGCGCGAAGCCCCGTTGAACAGGTCGGCCCAGGTGGTCGCAACGCCGCCCAGGGTCGACGTGGTGTTGTGGAAAGACCCGGCCATGCCAAAGCCGCGCGAGCAAATCAGCTTGGCGGCGCTGTCAACCTGAACCAGGCTGCAGTTGCGCACCGAAACCCTAAAGCTATCGGCGTTGACCGCGCCCCAGACGACGGTACTGCCCAGGCTGTCCAGGGTGATTTCCGTGTGGGCAAACGAGATGCAGAGGGTTTGGGTGATATGGCCGTTGTCGGGCCCATCTTCGTCGTGGATCTGTTCAAACTTGCCCTCAATCCCCTGAAAGGTGAGTTTCAGCGGATAGAGATAGCCGCCGACAAAGACCTGACGGGCCAAGCGAATTGGCGCGGCGATGATCAAATGCGGGCTGTCATCGCTGGGGTTGGGGGTGTTGCGCAGCTCGCGTTGGTCGTCGCAGAACCAGATATAGCCGCTGGATCCTAACCAATAGGCCGGGTCCGCGTAGGTTTCGGTAACGGTAAAGGTCTGCCCACAGGCGAGCAAAATATGGCACCCCTTACCCGGCGGGCAGCGTTTGAGCGCTTCGTTCACGCTGGCCAGCGCCTGATCGCGTGTGAAGCCGCTGTTGGCGTCGTCGCCGGTTTGGCTGTTGACGTAGAGATAGATCTTTGACGGGCCGAACTGGCCAGAGATCTGGTCCATGGTCAGGCCGACCCGCTTGCCAATCAGCGCATCCCAGTTTTTCGGGCGAGCGTCGCCACTCAGGGTCGAATTGATCGCGCTAAAGGCGACTTCCCCCTCGCCACTCAGCCGGTCGGTGGCGGCGTTCTGTTCAACCGCGCAGTCGCGGATTTCCAGACGGCCACTGGTGGCGCAAAGTTGCGAAGACGGAGTGGTGCCGTTCAGCAGAATACGGCAGTTGGCAAAGATGACATCCGTCGGCTGCACCCCCGTTCCCAGGGAGACAAACGGGCGCTGGGCGTGGAAAAAGCCATCCGTATGGTTCAGAGTCAGGCCCTGACCCGCGCCGCCGACAATCACATTCAGGCTGCTGATCAAGGCCGCCGACCAGTTCAGGACCGGGCTATATTCGGTGGGCAGGCCGAGGCCATTGCTGACCCCATCGCGGTCACAGATGATGATGTACCCGCTTTCCAGGCCCTTTGCGGCGAGGTCAGTGACCACGTTGACGTGGGTGTCAAAGGTGTGGGTCTGGTTGGACGCCAGTTTGATGATGTTGTTCTTAAAGGGCTTGAGGCGGCGAAAGGCCTCGTCGATGGTCTGCACCACCGCGCCGTCCACATCTGGGGCGCTGTTGTCGCCGCTGATCAGATCGACAAAGACCGTGCGATAGCCGAGCAAGCGGTTGGGCAGCCCCTCAACCAAGGCCTGCATCGCCACCACGGCGGCATCAATCTGGCCCATCTTGCTGTTGACGCTGTTGGTCAGGTCGTTGGTGGCGGTAATCAGGGCGGCGACTTGGGTTTCAATGGTCATGGAAAGACTCCGAAAAGAGGGCGTGCTTAGACCTTTAACAGCGCCCGCAGGTTGTTCATGATGCGGCTTTGGTCTGCGTTCTTGGCCTCGGCGGCGCGCAGGCGGAACAACAGGTCCGTTTCGCGGGTCATGGCGTCGATCTGGGCGGTGGCCATGCGGGTCAGCTCGTCGGCCAGGAACAGGTTGAGCGTGCCGGTGGTCGAAACGGTGATGCTGTCAGCGGGCAGGGCCGACAGGTCCAGGTCAAAGGCGACCACCAACGGCAGGCTGGCCGACTTGTAGGCCAGCGGCCCCTCGCTGGTGGACCAGACGGCAAACAAAGTGCCATCGGCCAGATAAAAGCCCACTTCGCGGACCCAGAATTCCAGGTCGGAATTGTCCATCGCGGTCAGGTGGATTTGGGTCGGCCCGGCCAGGGTGCCGCCTGCGATCTCGATGCGGTGCTTTTCATCCTCTAGCGCGGTCTGGCCGGTGGACGGCGTATAGCCGCCACTGCCCAGGCCAACGTGGGTGATCTCGGCTGAAATGCCGGTGTTGGTGGCATTCCAAGCGGCCTGGAGGCCTGCCAAAGTGATCTGCGGTACAAGAGCGGTCATGCCCTAAGCTCCATAGAAAGACGGATAACGGAAAGGCCCCGAGCAGCGGCCTTGGTGAACAGGCCCATGGCCTGGATCTGCTGCAACGGCAGGGTGGGGGTGATCTGCTGGCGGGCCATCCCCAGGCCGCGCGCCCCGCTGCGGGCCCACAGCCCACTGCCGAGGTCTTGGTCGGGCGCGCGGGCTGGCGCGCTGGCCCGCGCCAGGCCCACACTGTCAGCCCCCGCCGCCAGGCCCAGGCCGCTGTGCAGGCCGCGTTGCGGGGCGGCCAGATCAGCGCTTTGGCGTTGAAACCCCAGGCCGGTCGCTGCGGCAGACATCCCCAGGCCGGCGCCCATTTCAGGCTGAACCGGCACCGGCGGTGCGATCCCCAGGCGGCCAACGGTGACCGCCGTCATGGCGTCTTTCAGCACCAGGCTTTGCGCAAAGTCCGCCGCAACGGTCATCTCGTAGTGGCTGCGCACCGGCTTGGTGGCATCGACCACCTTTTTCAGGGCGCGATAGAGCCGATCACTCAGTACCGGCTCGCCATCGTGGCTGAGGTTGGCGTTGGCATAGGCGGTCAGCGAAAAGGTGTGCGGCGTTCCCTGCGGACTGGTTTCCCACCATTCTTGCAGGTCGATCTTGACCCCCAGCGCGGCCATGGCGCGGCGCACTGCCCCGACGGTGCCTTTGCGCTGGTGGACGGCGATGCTTTGGGCCAGGATTTGGCGCTTGACCGCCTCGGGCCAAGTGCTATCCCAGTTATCAACCGACAGCGCCCAGGCCAGCCAGGGCAGATAAGACGCCGGACAGCGGGCCGGATCCCACAGGGTGCCGACCGGCACCGGAACCTCGCTCAGGCGGGCGGCGGCGGTGGCCAGCGCGGTTTCAGCGGGTTGCGCGTTGGGCGGCAACAGGGTGGTGGGGTGGTTGCGGCTGCTCATTAGGTGTCCTCGACCTGGGTGGCGGTGACGCTGATGGCGGTGCAATAGGCGTAACCGCTGGTGGTCGGCTCGATGGCCGCTAAGGGGGTGTGCAGCGTCACCTTGCGCACCCCATCGGCGCGTAGGGCGCAATAGAGCCCGTCAAGCGTTACCGGCTCGCCTAGGCGCTGCTGGTCGGCGCAAAAGGCGCTCACCCGGTCAAGGGCGCTTTGGCGTACCGTTTCCAGGTCGGGGCCGCGATAGACCTCTAGGCTGGCCGCAACCTGATAGTCGGTGCGGCTGGCCGCCTGGACCGTCACATGGTCGGTCAGCGGGCGCACGTCCTGGTCATTCAACGCCGTCTCGACGGCGGTAATCAGGTCGCTGGTCGGCACCCCGTCGTCCTGGTTGGACAGGATCGTCACCACCACCTCGCCCGGCGACGGCGAGCCCACCGCCACATCCAGCACCCGCCCATCAGCGGAGAGGGCATGGAACACATAGGCCCCCTCGGGCCCAGCGGTCGAAAGGCCCTCTAGCGCCAACTGAACCCGCGCCCTTAGACGCTCGTCGTCCTCGTAAACTGCGGGCGTCGGCGGGGTGGTGCTGTCATCCGCCGGGGTCAAGACCTGACGCCCAACGTGGAACAAAGCCGCCAGGTTATCCAAGTCCGCCCCACTGGCGGTGGCCAGCAAAACCGACCGTGCCGCGTCGTTAACCCGCTGGCGCAACAGGATCTCGCGATAGGCGATCACCTCTAGGATTTTGTTGACCGGATCGCTTTCTAGGTCCGCCGTCCAGTTGGGCCAGGCGGCGACCATGGCGCTTTTCAGGGCGTTGATCAGGGCCTCGCTGTCGAGCGTCTCAACCACGTCAGGCGGCGCAATCAGCGACAGGTCAATACTGTCATAGCGGCTCATCGGGGGGTTCCTCCGATCTGGAACAGGCCAGACAGGGGCTCTCCGTCGGGCAGGTAGGTGCCCTCGATCACCAGCGCCATGCCGCCGTTGGCCCCGTCGGGGGCGGCCATGGTGACGCGGCTTAGCGCCAAACGCGGTTCCCAGGTTTGCAGCGCCTCGGCGGTGGCGATATAGACCTCCATCTCGGTTTCGGGGTTGAGCGGCGCGTCAATCAAGTCAGGCAAGCGCGACCCATAGTCGCGGCGCAAAACCCGCGACCCCACCGGTGTCGAAAGAATGTCGCTGATCGATTGGCGCAGGTGATCAAGGCCGCTCAAGGGCGCGCCGGTTTGGGCTGACATGCCGCGCATGGCTTAGGCTCCGTGGGTGAAAGGAAAACAAGGGACGTGCGGGCTAAACGCCCACCTCGGGCGGGCTATAGCCGTGGTCGGGGACCGAGGCCGCAACCGAGCCCACCGACCAGCTTTCAGTCTGAAAGGCTGTCCCCCCCTGGTGGGTAATCCGGCTGGCCCGCCCGTGGTGGTCCAGGTGGTAAAAACCCCCTTCGCCGGTCTTGATCACGATGTTCTTAAAGGTCAGAACCAGGGTGCCGTCGCTGTCGCGCCCGTTTAGGGTGGTGCGCTTGGCGGCCCGGTCATGGGTCACCACCAAACCGTCGGCAAAAACCTGGGTGCTGATGTCGGCGCTATGGGCCGGGGCCGGGTAAGCGTCCTGATAGAGGCTGCCACAGACCACCCCCATCGCCGGGTCGCCGCAGGGTGAGAGGACCAACACCTGTTCGCCCACCTCGGGCGCCCACCATGATCGGTCAGCCCCCGCCCGTTGCGCCGTCCAAGGCAGCCAGCCGGTCAAAAGATCGCCACAGAGCACCCGCAGCCGCGCCGCGCCATAGTCGGCCTGGGCCACCGTGCCAACCTGGACTTGGTTGGCCAGACGCCGTTCCAGATCGGCAACCCGGTTCAAAAGCTCTTGGGTTAGGGACACCATCACGCCGCCCCCTGATCAAGAGTGGTGTCTGGGTTTTGGGCGACTTGCTGATAAGCCTCGGCACTGGCCCCGCCCACGGTTGGGGTATGGGCCAGATAGACGCTGTTGGGCATCACCCCTGCGACCTCCCAAGCGTTGGTCCCCAGCCGCACCGGCTGCCACCAAGTCACCGCCCAAACGGTCAAGCCTTGCCCTGCGGTCAAGGCGGTGTGCAGATTTTTAACCTTGACAGTCGACAGCGCGGCATGAACGCCCTTTCCCCCCTGACCCCAGGTCTGAAAGGGAACCAGCCCGGCAATCTCGGCGGCCATCTGGTGGGCGCTGGCCTCGTCATCCAGCGCAGCGACGATGTAAGCCGCCACCCGCAGCCGCAGATCAATCTCGCCCGACCCGGTTTCCGCCCCGCGCTTAGAGCGCAACAGCGCCACCAGCAGCGACCGGCCCTTTGGTGCCAGTCGGATCAGCTCGTCATAGGTCAAACGGCCCGCAATGGCATGGCAGGCCACCAAATCCGGGTAGCAGGCCGACAGAGTGCTGACAATTCCGTCACGCAGGTCAAGAAACTGGCTCATCACAGGGGCATCCCAGTCTAAGAGGGGCAGGGCATCAAACGGCAGGCTTCCGAGGCAGCCTTAGGTGCTGCGCCTTTCGTCTGACCCATTTATGCCCCAGACCCATTTCTGTCTCAGCCTGAACAGATTCAGGGAGAAGATGGGACATTTCTGCCCCATTCTCCTCCCCGCGTCCCACCACCCGCTCGGGGGTCGGGACCAGCGGCGAGCGCGCCCCCTGTGGGCCGCCTCGCCCGGCTCTGGGCCCCGGGGGCGGAGCCCATCGAGCCGCAAGCGGGCCCGTCGGGGGGCGGCCCGCTTGCCCCTGTTTTTGTCCACCGCACCTCTGTTCTTTGGGGCGGGCCTTGGTGGGGCAATCGCCCGCTGGGCGATGCCCTCGGCGGGCGGCCTTCTTGGGGGGGCACAGACCCCCCAAACCCCCGGTGAGTTAAAGGAAAAGGGGCCCACGCTACAGCAGCTAAGCTGCCTGAGCTTGGGCCCCTTTTCCTTTAACTCATGGGGAGCTCGAGGGGCCCTTGGCCCCTCGAAAAGACCGTCTGTCAAGACATCGCCCAGCGGGCGATTGCCCCACCGAAGCCCGCCCCAAAGAACAGAGGTGCGGTGGACTAACTCAGCGGCAGGCTGAGTTGCTGGGGGTTGGGGGGCGGTGGGGTGCGGCTGAGGGCGAGGTAGATGCCGCGTTCGGTCATGGCGTAGGCTTTGGCGATTTGGGCGATGGTTGCGCCTTGGTGGCGCATGGATCGGATGGCGTTTTGTTTGGCTTGCAGGTGGGCGTGGGCCATTAGGGGGACGTCGATGAAGGGGATGTGGTTGCTGTAAAAGGTTTGTTGGATGGTTTGGGCGGCATCCAGGCCGACGGCCAGGGTCAGCGGGTGGTGCAGGCCGGGGCGGCGGCCCAGGGACAGGCGTTTGCCGCCCAGCGTTCGCACCAGGTCGAACATGGCCTGTTCACCGGCGACTTCGAGGACCATCACCAGGGATGCGGGCAGGTAGCCAAAGCGTTGGCGCAGGCTGAGGGGAGGTTTGGGCATGGTGGGGGGCCTTTCTGTTAGAGCAAATCCCGAGCAGACGGGCGCGTCTGCGACGACGTATTTGCTGGGCAAAAAATGCTCTAGATGGCGCTAAGGCGGCTCCAGGCGGCTTTCAGGTGGCCGAGGTCGCGCTCTTGGCGGTGTCCGGCGGCGAGCATCGAGGCCAGTTGCAGGCATTTTCCCATACCGCGCAGGGCACCGGGCTTGCGGGCGACGGCGCGCAGGAACTTGGCTTCGTCGCTGGCGGAGACTTTCCAGGCGTCGAGCAGGGCTTGAACGTCTTCGGGGTGGGCGTGATGCTGGGTCAGGCGGACGCCAACGCGGCTATAGAGCTGGGCAAACCCGGCGCGGCGACCATCGCCTTCCAGGCGGGCATAGACGGTTTCGTTGCCCAGCAGGGCGATGCCGACCCGGTGGCGATCATGCAGCGAGCGCAGTTGATCCAGGGCGGCGGTGGTCAGGTGCTGGGCTTCGTCGATGATGATCAAGCCCTGGCTGCCAGCAACCTTGCGCCCGATGGCCCGGGCGAGGCGAGAGGCGGACTTTTCCATCAGGCCCATCACCTCGCAAATTTCGCTCAGCATGGGGTGAACGCTGGCGGTGGAGGGATCCATGGTCGCCAACCAAACATTGGGATTACAGGCCGCATACTGGACGGCGGCGGATGTCTTGCCGATCCCCGCACCACCAGCAATGACCGAGATTTCGGGGATCACCTGAGCAAAGGTCAGCGCCTCGGTAAAAGCCAAGGCCGAACGGGTGGGCAAGAAACCGGGCATCCGGGGCACGGTGGCCCCGACCTGCTGCTGACTGTGCCGAGCGGCCAACCAGCGCTCCACCTGAGCGGAAATGCGCGCCTCATTGCCCTGATAAGTCTCGGCCAACCAGGCCGAAAGGGTCGAAGGCGACACCCCTGCCTGCCGCGCCACATCGGCCTGCGACAAGTCATCTTGCTCTATCACCGCCCGCACCTGAGCGCGCAAAGTCTGATCAGGAAACGCAATAGCAACTGCTGTCATAAGAAAAAATCCCATCTCTGTTGTTTTCTGTTAAGCCGCGCGCAGCACAATCCCCTCCACGCAGCCCTAGGTGCCCCAGCCATAAAAAAACGTGCGGAAAACTGACCGGGGTTTGGGGGCCGTCGCCCCCAAAAAAGCCGTCCGCAGGACAACCGCGCCCTAAACCTCCCCCTCACTCTCCTGCTCGCGCACCAACCGCAACCCGGCCCCAAGGGCGCCGAAAAAGTCGATCGGCTCCTCACAGCCTTCCAACGCGTCGGGCTCATCGTCCCAAACCTCGCGAACCTGCGCCTTAGCGCCCCCAAAGACCGCCCCGACCACCCGCTGCGACGGCGGCGGCGCACTGTCCTCGGGCCCGCCTTGCAAAGCGGCCATCTGGCGGGCGCTGAGCAAACGCTCGCTTTCGACCATCTTGCGGCTGGCGCGGCCAAAGGCGCGCTTGGCGGCGGCATGGGCCTTGCCTGCGGCGCGGTCGGCAAAGCCGGTGTCTTCGACGCAGGGCGCGGTGCAGACGAACGAGCCATCCAGACGATAGACATGGACCGGCTGATGCAGGGCTTCGGGGTCAAAACGCAGGGTGACTTTGCGGCCTATCAGACCGACCAGGGCCTGATGCCAATAGCGGTTCTGATGCAGCCAGACCGAGCCATCGGGCTTGCGGCAGGTGACGCCATCAATGGCCAGCATCCAGGGCCTGAGCTGTTCGGCGCTGGCCTTGCGGATCACCGCCTGGGCATAGCTTTCGTCAAAGGCCTGATCGCGTGACCGGCCTGCGGTGGGGCCGCGCTTGACCTGGGTCTGGCGGGCGTTGTACCAGGCGATTTCGCGCTCGCAGACGGCGGCCAGAACGTCCAGCGCCACGGTCTTGCTGCCATAGTTGGCGGGCTTGTTGACTGGGCTGTTGCCGGTATAGGCCCCGGCGCATTCCGGGGCCTTGGCGATATAGCGCGACAGGGTGGAAAAGGCGTTTTCAATCGGCTTGGACT